ATAATCGCTGATTGTTGAATCTGCCATGCCATACACAGATTTAATCTTACAAGTATCTTGGGTTTTCCCTGCCTGAGTAGCAGTTGTGCGGCTTAAACGGAACCGGAACGAGCCAGCAGTCGGCAAATCAATGTAAATCGTTCTACCAAACTGAGACTTGTTATTAGCTCTGATTTCTTGATTGATTGTTGTGATTGAACCAACCGGATCGCCATTGCTATCAATTGCCTGTAACTCGATGACTACAGTGATTCCCTCTTCCCATACACCGCCTTTACTGTCTTGGTAAAAGAGGCCATTTGGGAAAAAGAAGTTAAATACAGCTTGGGTCGCTTCTGGCATGTCAAAGTTAAACCACCCAACATACTTATTGCTTACAGCATCAAAACGGACTAGAATCGTATCGGCTGTAACGCTATTGATTGTGTAAGTGTCATCAAGAGTAATTGAGTTTGTATTTCGGCTTAGTACAGCACCCGCAGTAATGGTGTAGCTGTTATTAACATACTGCCAGTTAGCATTGACCTTTTCAGGATTTGATAATGTAATTTCATAATGAAAACCACCTGTAATCACTGTTTTTGTCACACCTGAAACAATATATTGACCAGATAAGTCGCGCGTATTAATTTCAGTTACTTCATCGGGTGGCGTTCCTGTCACAGTCACAATATCAACTAATGCACCAGTGAGCTGCAAACCTTTAAATAGGTTTGGATTATCAATATTGGTTGTTGACTCGATGATAACCATCTTGTCTTCATTGACCATTATTGAACCTGAAAGATTCACATCCTGAACACCATACACAGCACCACTTAAGGCAACACGGTCATTCGCTGCAAAGTATTGTGTAAAGTCTAAACCAGTGCCTTTAATTAAGTTCGGGCTTTGAAACCATACATTGCTCGACTCAAGCACTGCTTTATTTGGCAGCTCAATAGTCTGACCATTGATAGACGCTGAGTTGCGTACGAACTTTGGTAGCTCTGTGAATGCCTCGCCTACTTGATAAATCGGTGTTCCAACAATGGATGTGAACGGGTCATAAACTGATACTGATGTGCCAGCAATATTTGCAACATCTGTGTCACCGTCTCGCATATCTAATATTTGGTAGTAACCTCGACCGATACACATCAAACATTCTTCAATCTCGATGCCATCTTTATAAATCGTGTAGGTTTGTGCGATTAGATCAGGATAGGAACGAACTCGACCGAAGATATCAGGAATACGGGCATTTAAGCGAGCTTGGTTAGAGCGTTGTGCTAGTTCATTATTTGAAGACCCTGCCACTGGTGCCTGAGGCTTTGGCATGGTTAAAACCATGTAGAGACTATAAGCAGTAGTCGCAGCTACAATCGCATAAAATACCCACATAGCTAGCGAGATAGGCTCTGCTGGCTCAATCACCACATAGAAAGTGCCTTCCAAGGTCTGTATATGCTCAATCTGTGCATTAATTCTTTTTGGATGGTTAGGAGTGACATCACAACTTTCTGCAATCTGGTTGTGGTAAATCTTTGCGTTTTCAGGCCACACATCAAACTGTTGGTAGATATAGGCTAGAACATCTTCAACTTCTGCTTCTGACCATGTAGACCGATCATAAACATCAGGAACGATGATGACTTTTTTCAAACTCATTTATAAAACCTCGTTTCCCGAAAGTTCATGGAAATAATTTCAAGCTCAACATACTGAACACCACGGCCTGTTAAATGCCAAACCTTGTCACAATAAAAAAGCCCGACATGTGCCGAGCTTCTTTTGCCATTGGTGAAAAATACAATGCAGGGGGAAATAGGCTCCTGAAGTTTCTTGAAGCTACCCTTCCCATTTAAAAATCGTTCTAGTCGTTTCTTTAGATCTCGCCCTGTCATTGCAGGTGTAGTCTTTAGTCCAGACTCTACTATGGAGATGGTCTAGGTTCATATCATGCCCCGCAACAATGGGAAGCGCTCTAAAGAATAGATTTCACCAGTCTTAACGCTATTAAGTTCTGGTGCTTGTGCATCAAAAGTACAGTTGCCAGAGCCATCTTTAGATAAAGTCGCTACCTCTAAGGTCTGTAAAGACACCATTGGGGCTGTTAGATCATCATCTCGGTATAGCCGCCATTTAACTGATGGTCTAACTTTCCAGTTGGTGCCTAACCGAGCAGATACGACCGATTTAATTAGTTCATCGTCTACATCAGCAATGGTTAGGCTAAGCTTTTGATCAAGGTCGTTTGTGACTGTAGAGCGTTGAATGGACATAGGTTGATATTCATATGGAACATCCGGCCCCGTGGCCTCATGTTTTACTGTCACACCTTCTGTATCGTTTTTGACAAACCGGAAAGGCTCTGTAAAGTCAGGATGCGAAATCTCAACGCACTCTAATGGCACCACGCCACTGCTTGAGTTTAAAAAGAATGATGTATAGTCGGGCATTTAAATACCCTCCATCGCTCTTGGCAGATCGTCGTTTACCAGTTTTTCGAGTGGGTTGAATAACGATGCTAAGTCCTCCCCACCATTCCCAGTCTCAACAATGATCTTATTAAGTTCAGAGT